ATCAAATACGAACTAAAAGCACTATGAAACCACTAAGCGAAACACTAAAAGTATCATACATCGACTGGCAAGATGACGAAGGAAACTGCGGCACAAGCTACGCAATCATCCTTGAAGCCGAATCAAAGGAGGAAGCTGAGGTCGAGCTTTCTGCTCTAACAAACAACAACTACCAGCCCAGTAGGGCGCACATACTATGAAACCACTAAGCAAAACATACAAAGAACTAGGGATTGCATTCAGCTTTCCTATTATAATTAAGGATGCCAATAGAAAGCTGACTTACATCGAGATAAGCGATGACTACTGGTCGAAGTGGGAGCGTGATGCTAATGGCGCGCCGACTTACTGCGAGAACAGCGATGACTACTGGGCGAAGTGGGAGCGTGATGCCGATGGCAATCAGACTTACTTCGAGAGCAGTCGTGGCATCAAGACAGGCACGCCACGCTCAGCCAAGACCTGCGAAGGTAAAGTCGTCGAAGTAGATGGTATCAAATACGAACTAAAAGCACTATGAAACCACTAAGCGAAACACTAACAGGACTAGGGATTGCATTTAGCTTCCCTATTGAGATTAACGATGAAAATGGCAACCCAACTTACTACGAAGACAAGGAGGGCTGGGAGAAGTGGGAGCGTGATGACAATGGCAATGAAACTTACTGGAAGGACAGTGATGACAATTGGGTGAAGTTTGAGCGTGATGCCGAGGGCAATTGGACTTATTGCGAGTACAGCGATGGCGTCAAGACAGGCACTCCACGTTCAACAACTAACCAATAACACACTATGACCGAAATAGAGCAACGAGTCACAATTGCCGAGCGGTGCGGCTTTGAAACGCCAGAGTGGTGCTGCCACGAAGAGAATGAATGCTATTTAGAATGCTCAGAGTATCACAACGAGCAAATCAACAAGCTTCCCGACTACCTAAACGACCTTAACGCTATGCACGAAGCCGAGAAGGTGCTGACTGATGAACAGTATGAAAAATACAGGCAAGCGGTGGTGCGGATCAACTTTGACAGCACGTCGCCAGTTCGAGTAATGTGTCCAATTACAGCAACAGCCGCACAACGAGCCGAAGCATTCCTTAAAGCAGGAGGACTTTGGAACCAATAACACAACTATGAAAACAAAACTAGAAAACAACACAATGTTTCTTTATGAAACGAAAGAAGTAGAGGTTAAGTCTCTAACGCCAAAAGAAGCGAACAAACACCTAGATGCTTTTATCGACGCATTATACGATGTTGTCGATGAAGATGAATGGACAGAAGTTATTAAGTATATGAGAGATTATTCCGTAGAAGCCTGCAACAATTACAAAGTATGAAACCACTAAGCGAAACACTGACAGAACTAGGGATTGCATTTACATTCCCTATTGAGATTACGGATGACAATGGAACCGAGACTTACTACGAAACCCGACGGTGCTGGCAGAGGTGGGAGTATGATGACGATGGCGAGCTGACTTACTGGGAGAACAGCTATGGACGCAAGGAAGGCACACCACGTTCAACAACTAACCAATAACACACTATGAAACCACCAAGCAAAACACCAAGAACAGAAGCAGCAGAAGAAGGGTCTTTTGGAATCCACAACAACTCGCTATCTGCACGTGCTGCTGGATGGGCGTTTGCTAGGAAACTTGAGACAGAGCTTACCGATTTAAAGGATGACTTCATATATCTACGCAATGAGAACCTTCGCCTACAGGAGGAGAACAATCAACTCAAGCAGGCAATCGCTGCCCTTAATAAAGAGCCTACTAATTCACTATGACCTACCTATCACAGAATCAAATCAAAGAGTTCCGGGAGGCTAACAAGCCCATCAACTGTCCTATACTGGACAGCAAGAAGGATGACTGGGTGCTGGATCACGACCACCAGACTGGTATGGTCCGTGGCGTTATATCCCGCCAGGCTAATAGTCTTCTGGGCAAGGTTGAGAACTTTTTCCTCAAGATGTGCAAGGGACGGAAGGAAGATTTGCCAAATACTTTGGAGGCAATGGCAGCATACCTTGAACGTGAAACAATGGATGTCCTTCATCCCGTAGGACTTACACAACTTACAAAAAAGTTTACAAATAGCTTGACGGCATCCGAACAGGTGTCCAAGTTAGAAGACCTAGGAGCAAGTAAAGATGAACTTGCTGCTTGTAGAAATCAGAAACAACGGAAGGAATTATTCCGAACACTAACCAAAAATAAATATGAGTAAAACAGATACCAAAAAAACGAAGGACATTAACATCAATCAGAAGTTGCAGTGCATCCAGACGGAGCTTAAAGCACCCAAGGGACAGACCAACAAATTCGGAGGGTACAAGTATCGCTCCTGTGAGGACATCCTTACTGGACTTAAACCATTGCTGGAGCAGTACGACTGCGCACTGATTATAAGCGATGACATCGTTGAGATCGGGGGCCGAGTATACGTCAAGGCAAGTGCTTCGCTGAGTGATACATCAACAGGTGAGTCCCTGTCCGCCAATGGATTCGCTCGTGAGGCGGAGACTAAGAAAGGAATGGACGATGCCCAGATTACTGGCAGTGCTTCATCTTACTCAAGAAAATATGCACTTAATGGACTCTTTGCTATTGACGACACCAAGGATCCGGACGCTACTAATAACCACGGCAGCAACTTACCTAAACCAGTAACTAAAAAACAAACACCAGGATTCTAATATGGACTTAAGAAACGAAATCATCGACATCATCTCCAGCATTCAAATGATTGACAATCACTACGAGGAAGTGACCGGAGAAATGAGCGACTCACTCGCAGCTATCAAGCTGGAAAACATTCTGTTGAATAAGCAAAATGAATTGCTTAATCAGAAGATCGACGCACTAGCTAAACACTTGGGCGTCAAACTAGAACAACCTGACACAACCATCCGTGCCGTAAAGCTGGATGACGGTGTCTCTAACTAACCGCCAATCCAAGAGGAGAGGCCAGCAATAACCAATAACGAAAGTAATAATATGTCTGAATACGATAACACAAACTCCGGTACATTCTTCGTCAATGACCGCAAAGAAAAACCAAATCATCCTGACTACAGCGGGAAGATCAACGTCGAGGGTAAGGAGTACTACCTCAAGGGCTGGAAGAAGACTGCCAAGAGCGGTACTAACTTCCTGTCACTAGCACTGAACCCGGTGGATGCAGCAGGCTCTACCAGTTCGGCAGGACCAAAAGCTGCCAGTGCGCCAACCAATGACAACACCCCATTCTAAGAATGCCCTCATTCGATAAAGTCTGGTGGGAACAATTCCGCCGTGATGAAGTGAGTTCCATTCTGGATATGACTGCTAACAAGTGCTCGGATTACACGGGAGGCGAAAGCTGCGATAACCCCTTCGCAAATTTCGACGGCTCGTCCGAGTTCGGCGTTGATCCATTGACTGGCATTTGCATACGAATGCAGGACAAATTCCAGAGAGCGAAGGCTTTCTGTAACGATGGTCAGCTAAAGGTAAGTACCAAAGGCGACCAATCCAAGGACATCTTCCGCGACCTAATTGGCTACTCGTTGATAGCCATAGGGATGCTCGAAAGAGCAGAGTCGGAGTAAGTCCCTGTGCTAAGATGCTTGCCCCTTACAATTCAGTAGGGGGCAAGTAATTCTTATGACTCAACGCACTAACGAAACACACCGTAACGAAATGACTAAAATTAAAGAAGCTGCCGAAGTATCCCTCTCAATCTATAACACTATTGACAGTTATAAATTGCCAGAAGGAAACAAGTTAGCACATAAGTCCCTTGGACAAGTCCTTCGTTCTCTGGTAGCATTACTTGAAAATGAACGAAACGAATCAACTGACACACAATCAGCCACATAGCGTTGACGCTGAGAAGAAACTAATTGCATCCTGCTTATTCCCTGGGGACTCGTCCGTTTACGATACGGTCCGCCCACTAATAGAAGCCGAGGATTTTTACGTACTCCGATACCGGTTGCTTTACCAAGCTATAGGTGAGCTATCCCAGAAGAGTAACCCGATTGATATTGTTTCACTCTCCGAGCATCTGAAGTCCGTACGCGGATTTGATGATGTGGGAGGCGCAGCAGGGATTATGTCCCTAGTTGATGGTGAAGCCTATACCGAACTGACGGCTAAGTTCTACGCCAACGTAGTGGCAGAGAAGGCACGTCTACGTGAGATTATGAAGTCCTGCCGACTCGCCGTTGAGAACGTGGAGGCCGAGGCTCTTACCTATGACGAGATCCGTAGCAAACTAGAAGCTGAGATTACTGAGCGTCCCTTACGCAGCCAGAACAAATCTGGTATTGGTTCGTCGGCTGAGGAGCTACTGGAGGACATCGCCAAGATGCAGTCCGGGGACTACGTGGCTGACGTTGTTAAGACTCATACCAACAACCTAGATAGCGAACTAGGCAACCGAGGGATCGCGGCTGGCGAGGTAATGACAGTCGCTGCACCTACCTCGTGCGGTAAGTCAGCACTGGCACTTTACATTGTGTCACAGGCTGTAGCCAAGGATGGTCACGCTTGTGGAGTATTCTCACTTGAGATGCCACAGAAGCAACTCACCAAGAGACTGACACAAGTTATCTCAGGTGTTAACCTTCGCAGCGTGGAGGACAACATAGCCAAGCCAGATCAGGTCAAGCGGGTTCACGAGACTATCGATGGACTAAAGACGATGCCAGTGTACACGTCCCACGCAGTGAAGAGTGCCGATGATCTGTACAGCCAGACTAAACAGTTCGTACAGAAGCACGGCGTAAAGCTACTGGTCATTGACTACTTGCAGCTAATCCCTTTCTCATCCAAGATGGGTAAGGCTGAGGGCATAGCCAGTATCTCTCATAAAATTAAGCAGATGGCTATTGATCTCAATATCGCTATCATCCTACTAGCACAGGTCAACAGAGAGGGAGCTAAGAATGGCCGACTCAAACTGTACGACCTAAAGGATTCCGGTGACATCGAGAATGATGCCGACGTTGTTCTGCTTATGTATCCATCCAACGGGGATGTTGATTCATCCAAGAGTCAAGATGCTCGCGGAGGGTACACCAGTCTAACCTACGAGATTGCCAAGAACCGTGAAGGTGAGCGCGACATCGGAGGTACGTTTAAATTCTATCACTGCACAGGGAGGTTCGGATGATGACAGAAGAAGAAGTAGCACAAAATATAATGTTAGCTTTTCCTAAAATGAATAAGCTGACAAAAGCCGAGGACCAGTTCAGTCCTTTTGATTACGAGAGCGTGGACTACTTAGTTGAGATCAAGGTACGCCGCAAGGCATACGATCCCTGGATCATTGAGCAGCTCAAGCTGGACACCAATGTAGGAATAGCCGAATCAGTAAAGAAGGACTTCATCTATGTTAATGGATACCAGCACCTGCTGTACGTCTGGAACATATCAAAGCTAATCCGGGCTGACTATGACTTCGGGTTCGAGAATCGTGAGATGCCTTGGACTACTGACTTCGAGGCAGTACAAATCATTACCAAGCGTACGGGTTACCTATACAACCGCAGCGCACACATCATCAACACCAAAGAGCTATGATCACTACAGAGACATCAAATGACATAACAGTAAATGGAGTAAGGGTAACCTGCTACTCCGATGGCAGAGTACAGGCTCACGGAAAGCGTCTTAGGGATAAGTCATTGGGAACTGATACTGGAAAGGGGTATCGTACTATTGCAATAAGATTTAAGAACGTGCGAGTCCACGACTTAATTGCGATGGCTTTTATTGGCGATAAACCTAAGGGCCACGAAGTTGATCACATTAACGGAAACAGGTCGGACAATAGACCATCTAACCTGCGGTACGCTACACGATCACAAAACCTCAGAGGATACCAGAAGGTTCGCGGTAAATCTAAGTACCGAGGTGTAACAATCTCTAAGAATAATCCTAAGTTCATTGTGAACGTAGGTCTAGGTAAAGAGCACCAATACAAGCTCAAATACTTGGGTTCATTTACTGACGAGAGGGAGGCCGCTATTGCTCGTGATACCTTCTGCTACGAGGAACTAGGTTTTCCACTCGAAGGGTTAAATTTTCCCGAACTATTTGTTGACAAGGAGGATACTTCAGACCAAGTTGCGTGTATGCGAAACAGCGAAGAAAACATTGAGCGAGTTCAGACCCAGATTGATATGATCCGGCAGGAGTCCAGGCTTCTATCTTATCGTATTGAGCGTATGACTGAACAGCGAAAGACCCTTCAAGACGAGAAGCGAAAGCTTAAAGATTTCCTTACGCAGGCTAGAAAGCCATAGTGTATAATGCAGTACGAGGTAAGCTGTTGGAGTAATCCGCAGCGGGGCTTTTCATTACGGTCCTTTTTGATCCCTCGTTTCGTTACGGTAGCCCCGTCCTCTGTGTGTTGAGGGCGGGGCTTTTTGTTACCGTGGGTACTGCTGCATCTGGATTCTACGAATGACAGCTTGAATATCTGATCGCTTCAACTTGCCTCTATCGTAGTCATCGCGCAGCATCTTCATTGCCATTTCCTCTGGCATCTTACTTGCGAGTTCTACGTATCGTGCTCTCTTGTCCATACGCTTGGATGGTATGCCAGTTGAGATTGGCATATCTGGCACAGTGCCTGTCATCAGATTCTCTACCTCTGACTTATTAAAGGTCTTACTGAGCCGCTGCTTGATCTCCTCTTCCGATGCTTCCAGCGTACGTAGGTTGTTCACGTGACGTACTCCTTGCTCCATCTGGGAGCGGTACACATTGTTGAGTTCCTGGTAAGCCCCAGAGATATCGTCTTGGTTGTAACTGGCTGACGAGTACTTTGAATTGATACCCTTGAGGCTCTTCTTCATATCTCGGAACTTGTACCCGGCACTCTCCATCATATCTAAATTCCGCACACGATATCCTAGCGTATAACGCAGGATGTTATCCATTGACTCACGATCATCCAGCTTCTTCAAGTCAGAGAATGTACCCGGCGTAAAGTTTTCCCCCATATACCAGCTAACTAGATCTAGGTTTTTGGATAGTCCATCAACCTTATCGGAGATACGGCGACCATTGGCATCCATATTGTTCACTGCGGATACGATGTTCTTCATATTGATAGTAAGATCACCGCCGAACTTACTCCACATAGAATCAATGGATTTGCCCATACCCTCCATAAAGTTTCCTCCACGGAACCCCGCCTCAGCAATTGATGATAACTCAGCGGTAGGAACCTGGTAGCCAAGGTTAGCTATACGGATCTTATTTCCATCCTTACGAATATGCAGGGACTGACTCTCCTCCCAGGGTGCAAGGATAGTTTCACGCATTGCTTGTTCCTTCTCTGAATCAACGCCCTCCTCCCGGTTAAGTACCCAAGGCACAACGGAGCCAGCAGATAGTACTGCACTCAAAGCTGCCATACGCTTAAAGCCCTCAGTCTTGATTCTACGAGCTGTGTCTTGGTTAATTGGGACACCGTACTTCTCCTGCAACATCTGGGCAAATGTACCATCACTCATCTGCTTTGCGAGTCGAGCCTGATTGAACGTAGTCCTTGTTAGTTCAAAGTTAAATGCACCGAACTCATTAAGTATGCCGTACCGTGAGAGTGATCGTACACCCTTATTGATTCGGTCATAATTCATATAGGTATTATTTGTGAGATCCCCAGCCAATTGCTCGAACTCCCTTGTACCAATACGCTTGATATCAGCATCAGGGATAATATCACCCAAGAACTTCTTGTAGTTCTCGAACACGGATATGCGCTGTGCAGTATCGAAGGCATTATAAGTTTTGCCTACGCCGTTTACTGCACGTTGGAAGAACTTAGGAGCAATACCGTTCTTGAATCCATCACGGATGTCAGAAGCTGTGATACCCTTATCAACAATGCCTAACTCCTTGAGTCGGTTAAGTTCAAGTAATGATATATTACCACTCTTCAGCTTCTGGGGAAGGGCCTCATTGATTGCTACTCGCATACCTTTAATATAGCCCCTAGCTGGATTCATCCCCTGACCTGCCACAAGGACAGCATTACCAACTAGCTGAACTGGATAGGATGCTAGATTCAATGGTACACGGACAAACTTAGCGGCGGCAGTAGTAGTCTTGAGTAATCCGCCTACAGTACGAGCAAGCCACGGACCAGTATCCTTCACTACTCCGCTACCATACAATTCATTAAGTGCTTCATTGGCTTCGCGTGGTACGTAGATAGTGTCACCCTTCTGCAACTGGCTCGTCTGAACGTATCCAGATGGATTCTCATCACTTACCGGAACCCGCTTCTTACGAGGTACTCGCGTGTCTCCCGAACGCATTTCACGTCCACGGATAACTAATGGCTCAAAACCTTCGGGGACTTGACCCGGTGTAAAGGTTGCACCAGTTCCCTCCTTTAGCATATCGTCGGCTATGCGTCGATTGCCAGCTTCGTATGATGCTAATCGACCAAGACGTGACACCGTTCCAAACAGTCTCTCACTAGCACCTTCGTATTCACCAAGGTACTCCCGCATCGCTTCAGTAAGATCTTCATTCTTACGCTTGAATACACGCTTATTGCCAGCGATGGTATTCATTAACTGCAATGAGTCCGAGCGACTGTCCTGCAAGTTCTGTATAAATTGATTGATACTCTCGTCACTCTCACCCTTCTGCTTGAGTTCCATTCTAAGTTTATTCTCAGCATTAGCTGATGGACGATAGTTACTATCCTCGTAGAACCTGTACTCACGGGTAAAGTAATTCTTAGAATCGATACTGTCCTTGATCTTGGCAGCTATACGTGGATCAATATCCAGCTCTCCGGACTTGTACATTTCATAGATGGTATTCTGGTACTGATCAATCTTGATACGAGCATCGTCAAGTGTGTCCTTTATACCTGCCAATGATTCCGGAAGTACATTACTCTTGTTGGCTACGTAGTCATTCAGCGCATCAATATCTGCCTTCGGGGCTTTCTTTTCCGCGCTCTCAACAATCCTACGAACCGTTGATGCTAGATCAGTAGCCGCCTCGGATTCATTCTTTGCTCGGACCGCGTCCATTGTTGCGTTCTTACCAACAACGTTAGATGGAATGATGTTCTTGTAAAGGGTTCGCATAAAGCGAGCACCTCGACCATTCGGGTTCTCACCCGCAAGTGTCTCCACAACCTGCATAGCATCAGGATCACCCTTCTCATATGCCTCATTCAGGTACTCACCTGTCCTGCCTCCGAACTTAGGGTAAGCTTTCTTCATTAGCTCACCAGCAGCACCTAGACCTAAACCTAGACCGCCACCTACCAATAAAGCATCACCGAGTTCTTCGTTGGTAAGGTACTCACCCTCCTCAACGCCCTTCTCGATCTGAGCACCAGCGGCTGATATTAAAGCACCACCCGCTGCACGTTTAACTCCTCCCTCAGCTAGACGTGGTAGGAGACGTGCTCCCTTGGAAGCCTTACCTAGACCACCTGGTATTAGATTGAGGGCTGTGTCAGCCGTTACACGACCCCAGCTTGCCTCGTCGCGACCTTCTATGCCTTGAGCCAATAGAGATCCACCTACACCGCCAGCCAATGCGCCAACTCCGTATCCTAGAACCGCACCGACTGGACCACCTAGGGCAAACCCAGCAGCAGCACCAGCGTACTTAGCACCCTCTCCGACAGCAACCTCAGCACCAAGACCAGCTACTGTCTTTCCGATACCGGGTTCATCTTCATCGAACTGGTCAAATGAGTTTTTGGGTTCGTCGAATTGATCAAAGGCATTTTGCTTTGAATCAAACTGGTCAAATTGATTTGCCATATAGGTTATGTAAGGTATTTACCAGAAGACCCAGCACCATATTTAGCGTCAAAGTCAGATGCGGCATCTGGATTATTCTTTAGATAGTCAATAGCTGATTGAGGTATATTTGCATTCGATCCATCAACTCCGCCACCTGCTCCAGTACCCTCAATACCAAAGACGTCATCCATAGATGTACCCATCTGGGCGAAGATAAATGCGCTCGCCGCATCACCCTCAAGTCCTAGCCTATCAGCGTATGCTTGTGCCTTGGAAAGCTTGTCTGGTTCTGATTTCTGGAACTCATTCAATCTAGCCTGTAGTAGTTCATTCTGGAGCTGGCCCTGCTTTACTCCCTGTGCTCTCTCCTGCTCGGTTTGAGCTGGCTTGCCAGTTACTGGATCCAGTCCCGCCCTTTGCCGAAGGATAGCTGCTCGGCCAGCTTCAGTGCTTCCGAACACATCTACTGCGTCAGCCATAGACATTTCGCCGGTCCCTCGGCGTTCCCGATCACTTATAGCAGAACCAAAGTCCGGTCTAGCATCTAGTCTAGCTTCACGGGCAGCGGCATCTCTTTCGTAGTCCCCGTACGCATCAGCACGTGTTTCAAATCCAGCGGGTATCATACGACCTTGAGGGTCAGTACGCAAACCAGAGACACCAGGAGTGCCGTCAGGGGCGGTTAAGTACTCATTGAGGGTACCACCACCTAAGCGAGCACGAGTCTCGTCAACCCCCATAGGTCCTCCTAGATTAGCTTGACCTTCTAAGTATGCGTCCCGTGAGAATCCTGTTTCTGGATCAAATGTTGTACCCATTGCGTCAGCCCTTGCTTGACCTGCTGCAATAAGCTCTGGACTCAATTGACCATTGGCTCGTATTCTCTCGAAGATAGCTTGTGGACTACCTGCTTCGGCTTCTTTCAAGGGATTAAGAGTACCAAAGGTTTGACCAGCTAATCCTTGGGGTACTGTTGCACTGCCACCATCAATATTGATAGAAGTGGTAGGTATGCCAGTCTCTTGGATGCCCGGAGCACCCATCAATCCAGCATCACTCGGTAATGTCTCAGCGAGTGGAGCTGCCTGTGTGGCGGTGGAAGATGGTCCAGTAGGTGCAGTGAATGTCAGTGGCTCATCGCCAAGTCGGGACATCTGGGGCAGGTCGGGATCCTGTGCAACTGGACCTTGTTGTATCTGTGCTAATTCTTCTGGAGAAAATGCAAGCAGATTTCCGTCACCGTAGTAAAGCTCTGCTAATGATTCTGCGATTGGTTCAACTATACGCTGGGTAATCCCCTTCCCAGTTAATGCTGCTGTGCCGAGATCGGCGGCGGTGTAAGCAATTGAACCAGGACTTGCAAAGCGACTAGCTTTAGCAGCAGTACCAACCTTTTGAGCGATCTTCATAGGTGCTCCGCTAGTACCGCGTACCGCAGGTGCTCCACCAGTGGCTCGTACTGCAGGGGGTTGACCTTGTGGCGCAAGTTGTGTACCTGGTACGGGACGACCTTGAGCACCACCAGTGTACTGCGGAGGTGTGTTAGGACCTACGGGTACACCTTGAGTAGTGGTAGGACCACCAATCAACTGTGGTAGTGTGCTGCCGGAAGTATTTAATGCTGGCTGTGAAGCAAATCCAAACATACCCTGTATAGCAGCAAGTGACGCTAGATCAAGTCCTTCGTTGCCTGTGGACTGTTCGCCCATCAGTAAGTTATTAGTATTGCCGAACCGCATCCCTTGCTCTGGGTACAGTAGTTCCTCTTCGGGTTGAGGTGCTCCAAATGGGGCGAAGGGTGAGTTGTTTTCTGCCATAGTCGTATTATATCATAAAGGGTTAGGTGATCGCGAGTGCTGTTAGATTGATTCAAATAGCTTTATATCGTCTGCATACAGTGCCTTTACTCTAGTCACCTGTTGCTCTGTTAGGTCTGGTTTGTCGGTTGATTTGTTTCGATGCTGACTGTTTGCATCCATTCCTCCGTCAACTAGCATTTGCCTGAAGTCATCTGGGAATCTGTAAAGGGTGACTGACTCGCATCCCTCGCACGTGGCAAGTATAGATGACTGCTCAAGGAAGTGCTGATTCTTATATGTCCCAGCCTCTAGTCCGTCTAATATCTCGTTAACCGATATACTTGAGCTG